AAGGAGGTAATATTATTTCATTACGGGAGGCTACGATAGATTGGTTAAAGTCTATGCAGACTCCCGAAGACCGAATTGAAGTACTGACCCCAGAGCCTCAAGGCCCCGATCCTATGGCGAAGTTACTCATGGCTCAACAAGCTATGGAAGCTGAGTTCAAACAACGAGATATGGCGAACAAAGAACGCCGTCTTGCTATGGAGGAAAGCAAAGTAGCCCTCAATGCCACTAAAGAGATGATGTCACTAGGGCTGCAAACCGACAAGAGCGAGGCCGAGATTACCAATCTATACGCTGATACTTTAAAGAAACTGGTAGAAGCAGGGATAACCGGCAGCGAGCGGGCGATAGAGGCCGCAGAACAGATCGAACAAAGATTCATCAACAATGCCGAAGGAGGCATCAATGCAAGACCTACCCTACCCCCAAGTAACCCAAGACCAAATAGACCTTTGGCTATCTAATCCGGTAACTAAAGCCTATCTCGACTGTATTAAATGGTATTGCGAAGAAGTTACCAGCACTTTAGGCGATGGGAGTTGTGTTGATTCCTCTAATGCTGATTTAACTTTATCTCACATTCATTTAGCTATGGGACAGCAGCAAGGGCTTGAGTCCGCCGGTGATTATATAGACTTGCTTTCTCGCTTTAAGATGATCGAAGAGAGAGAAGAGACGGAGGAAGCGGCATGAGTCAGATAACCTCAATGAGCGAAGCTGAGTTTTACAGTTTACCTAGAAAACAAATGAGATACGTCATGGGTACCGACGGCGTTGTTATAGATAAATTTATGGATAAATTGGCATCCACTCCCGATAACTCTACCGGCACAGGGAAAACGCTCACCTCCATGACCCAAGAAGACGTAGACGCTATCCGTGACAAGTTCGCTAACATGCGACCTGCAACGGTTGGTTATCGTATTCTTATCCGGCCTATTGACGCGACTAAAGGCATGGAAGCGGCAGAGATGGCGGCGGCACCTGGGCTGGCAGAGAGGGGCTTTGTAACCAAAACAGACAACCAGCAATCCAGAGAAACTAAAGGCTCTGATATTGGATTAGTTATCGAGCTGGGGCCGGATTGTTATAATTCTGAACGCTTTAAGACTCCATGGTGTAAAGCTGGAGACATTGTTTTGTATCGAAGGTATGAGGGGCATCAGTATGAATGGCCTCCAGGCAGCGGGACTCGGTACATTACCGTAAACGATGAAGATATATACAACACACTGAAAGAGGTGGCAGAATGACCGATGAAAATGAATTAGACAGTTTATTAGATGACCTGGGTGATCAGTATAATCAAGCCCGAGATGAACCTGCACCGATTGAAGAGCTGGGGCCTAAAGACGAACCTATTGACGAGCCTGAAGAACCTGAAGCTAAGAACCCTCCCGGCTTTATAGATAACATCAAGGAATGGGTTGATGCAGGGCATGACCCTGATGACTTCAAAGGGAAGAATGCTTACAAGAAAGAATACGATCACATTCAAGACAACAAGGTATTGCGCGCCACTATCCGCGAGAACAATGCCTCTCTAAAAACCATAGTTAACGCTATTGGTACTCAAGTCCAAGTAGCCAAGGAGGGAGAGCGAGCTAAGGTTGTTGCTGAATTCGAGGAAGCGAGAAAGAATGATGATACGGAGGGAGTAATCGTAGCACAGGAAAAACTGGTTAAGATAGACACAGCTCCGATACCCGCCGATATTCTGCCAAGCCAGCCACTAGTGACCAGCTTCTTGGAAGACAACCCAATTCTAGACCAAGGTTCTGATCAATTTGACGCCAAGGCTAATCGCCAGTTCTCTCGAATTTATGACAACAAGCTAAGAAGCCTCGATGATGGAAGCAACAGGTTCACCAAAGAGGATATCGAGGACTGCCTAAGCTCAGCTTTTCAAGAGGTTAAATCCCTTAACTCTGCTTTGTTTGAGAGCCCAAGGAATAACCGAGAGGGCCAGCCACAGCGCAAGAAGCGGACTAAGGCTAATGCACCCCCTACCTCAGTCAGTGCAGTAGAGCGCAGTAATCCAAGAGACCATACCGCAGCCAACGATACCTACGAAATGATCAAAAAACTTGATCCGAAAGCAGCAGAACGATTCGCGCAGGCGATGGGAGCAGAACAATGAGCAACAAAGACAGTAAACATAAAGCCAAATCAATGGACCCACGCAAGCCAATAGGCGATGTAGACACACGCAAACGCAAGGGAATAGGGCGAACCCGACAGCTAGACTGTGATTTTTATCAAGAAAAGTACGGCAAAGAAATGAAACTCATGTGGATTGTTGACGAAGGAGGTGATCTCGATCGGTGGTTAGACGCTGGCGCTGAGCCTGTTAAACGAGCCAGTGCGTCCAAGCATGATTGGGAGGGGCTGAGCAACCGTCACCAGTCCCCCTACGTGCGCGTTGTAGGGGGCGTAAACCAAGGAGGCGACACGGTATACCAGTACCTATTAATGATGAAGCATTCGTTATACAATGAGATTAAGATACAACCGAACAAAGATCGACAGGCTGAAATTCGTCGAGCTATGGGACTTGGCGCTCAAGAAGGCGCTGCCCCAATGGAAGCGAGAGCAGTTAACACGGCGGGGCTGAAAACCTACGCCCCTTACAATATCGAAGGTACGCGAGGGTTGAGCCAAAGCGAAACCCATAACCCGCTAACCTAACCGGCCACAAGCGGCCTCCTGTAATGCTAGAAGCTGTATTACATCTGCGATAAACCCCTAAAAGCAGGCGTTTACATACACTTTTATTCATTATTTGGAGGCCAATCATGGCTAATACAGATAGTCCTTTTGGTGCCGTAGCTATCGGCACATCAGACGGCTCTGATTATCACGGTAAATTACGGGAAGTCGCTTTTCTAGCTGGCGATGCCGTAGCTTGCTTTATCGGAGATTTCGTCAAACTCACCGGAACAGGAACCGCAGACGGTCTTATTCCTGTTGTGGCACAAGCCGCAGCAAGTAATGCGCTCGTTGGTGTTCTCGTTTCCCTTGTCCCTGATTTTACTGACGAGACGTTTATTTCCGCCGCCAGTCACCGCCTAGCCAGTACGGCCCGGACGGGGATGGTGCTATTTGGTTCCGATGTTCTTTACGTCATGCAGGAAGATTCTGTAGGCGGTGCTTTAGCCGTGACTGATATCGCACGTAATGCAGAGATCATTGTTGCAGCTGGCGATACCGTTACGGGAATTTCGGCAATGGAAATTGATAGTTCAACAGTTATTGATGCCACAGCTCAGTTGCGATTACGTCGCGTTGATGCCAGCTTAGATAACGCCCTTGGTGTAAATGCCAAGTGGGTAGTGAATATCAATGAAAACCAAGATGACCACGGCGCAGGAGTCTCCTAATGGCTAATCCAGCAAGCATAGTAACGCAAGGCTCAGAAGCCAGATTACTTCAAGAAGGCATCAATGCTATTGCGACCATCAGCTATAACCAATTACCGATGGAAAAAGACGCCATATTCGACCAGTACGACAGCGAAAAAGCTTATGAGCTCGACGTTTCTTTATCTGGTACGGCATTGGCACAAGTTAAACCAGAAGGCACTGCAATCACCTACGACGGTGAGAAGCAAGACTTCGCAACCACTTACATCAATACAGTCTACGCATTAGGAACCATCATCACGATGGAAGCCCAGATGAATAACCTGTATCGCGATCTCATCATGAGTTCGGGAAAGCTGTTAAAACGCTCTCTCATGCACACCGATGAGCAGATAGCGGCTGATGTAATTAACAACGGGTATGACTCTGCCTTTGCTATTGGCGATGGTCAAGCTTTATTCAGTACCGCACATGTATTAGGTAAAGGAGGTACGTTCTCCAATATCTTCAGTGCTTTTACCGCGCTTAGCCAGACTGCTGTAGAGGATGCAACCATTGAGATCGAAGACTATCGAGACGGCGCGGGTCTCTTAATCGACGCTCGTGCTATGTCGTTACACCTTCCTCGCCAGTTGCGCTATACCGCAGACCGGATCTTGGCCTCTCGTTTCGAGCCCGGAACCGGCAACAACGCAATCAACCCCGTAGCGAATATCTTTCCTGACGGCTATCACGTTAACCACCGTTTCACTGATGACCGAGATTGGTTCATTAAGACAGACGTTGACGATGGCTTTAAGGAATTTAATCGTATGGATTATGTCTTTGACACCGATAACGATTTTGGTACTTCTAACTACCGGCACAAGGGTATGTTTTATAAAAGTTATGGTGTAACGGACCCACGTTGCTGCTTTGGTAGTAACACATAGCCTATAGATAGGGGGTTTCGGCCCCCTTTTTTATGATAGTATGTTGAGTCCATTTTATAGATAAGGACTTATCATGCTTAGCTTTGAAGAATTAGACTCTACTTTTAAATACGACAAAGAAACCGGACTTCTCACATGGAAGAAAAACAGAAGGAAAACTTCGATAGGCAAGGAAGCTGGAAACGATACCGCAGCAGGCTATAGAGAGCTGACTTTGCACCGCGATGGAAATAGATATAGGTTGTTTACTCATCGTGTAGCGTGGATATTAACTCACGGAAAATGGCCAGAGAAACAAATTGATCATATCAACGGAAACACCAAAGACAACCGGCTAGTTAACCTCAGAGAAGTAAGTAACCAAGAAAACCACAAGAACATGAAGCGCCACAAAGGCAACAAGTCAGGAGCTACCGGCGTGTATTGGAGTAAGGCTGCAAGCAAATGGCAAGCTTATATTTGTATTGATGGCAAACAGACTTATTTAGGAGTCTTTGAAGATAAGGAAGAGGCTTTTAAAATAAGGCGCGACGCTGAAGGAGTAGCAGAGTTCCACAAGAATCACGGAAGAATACGATTAACACATTAACCTTTTTTATTGTGTCCCAGGTGAATAAGAGCCGGTTCGAGTCCGGTAGGCACTAGGAGATTAGAATGACCCTCACAGTAATGCCTAATGGCTATGGCACGTTTATCGTAGACAACCTGGCCGAAGCGAAAGAATCCGCTTACACCGTTGTTATCACCACCGACTCCGGCAAAACCTTCACCACTAAGACCGATGCTCAAGTCTTCACCCTTCCTTCAATTGCGATAGGTAGTACGGTTACCTTTGTCAATATGGCCGCTGACGGAGATGCGAAGCTCAGTATTAGTCCTGCTACCCTTGACGCTATCACCTATGCTGGGTCTCAAGTTGACGACAAAGACCTCATTAACACCAAAGCCACTGCTAAACAAGGCGACTTCGTTACCTTGGCAAGCTTTGGCTCTGCTACTGCATGGCAGGTTGTAGCGGTTCGTGGCATTTGGGCCAAGGAAGCATAATTTCAAGGAGGAATTATGGCGACTTCAGCTTTAAATACGACGCGGAGAAAAGGTTCTTTAGATCTTCTCACTACTGATGATGGGCAGATACCTGAGTTTTTAATAAACGGTGTCCTTGTCGGCGGCTCCACTAACGTTGTTTTCGTTAACTCCCCTAGTGACTTCCCAGCGGCAACGGGCAGCGTTAGAGAGCTAATCCCTGTCGGAGTGACAAGTATTACTTATGTCATTGCTTCAGATATCATTGATATGGGAACTGATCGCTTTACTGTGACTAATGGTATCGTGGTTTTGGTGGGCTGGCACAGAGTAGGAAGTCAGATTAAATCCTTAACTACGGGTGATTTATTCACTTGTGTTAACGGATCTTTTGTCACGGAATTTCTTTTAATCGATTGCCCTAATGCTCAAGTATTAAACTTTTCAGGCGGCGGAGTAGTAGACTTTATCGTCTTCCAAAACACGGTTATTTTAGCCGCTACGAGGTGGGCAACCATTGCCGGTGCAGTCACGACTTCGATGCGAATTCTTAACGCTGTCAATACCTCCGTAGCGGGGTTTTTATGGACAGGGACATTAAACTCTGAGATTAATATTACGGATACCCGGTTAAGCGGGTGGACTGGGACTGCTTTAGATTTAGGGACGGCGACTTTCGACACTATTATCATTTCCAGCGATACTCGTCTTATCTCCCCTGGCGGAACCACGATATTAAGTGGTCTTACGGCGAATGGGAACCTTACCGCGTCAGGCAGAGGGATTATAGACGGGGCGTTCTTTAACGGTACGGGCGCGCCTTTAAGCGGGATAGATCCGCAAGACACTCGATATAAATTCGATAACTGTACCTTTGCTGATAATGAAACCATTAATTCAAGAAATCTAGCCTGTATTCATTTGGTAGGCGATCCCGGCGGCACGGTGACTATTAACACGGCAGATATATTTGAAGAGATTGGTGGTACGGGTTTTGTCTCTACTGTAAATGATCGATTTACTGTGAGTTCTAGTGGGGTATTGACCTATGTTGGGGAGGGAAATATCAATTTAGAACTGTTTGGTCGAACCACTTTAGAAAAGGTTGGTGGTGGCACAGATGTCCTCTTTGCGAGATTAGCGAAGAACTGGCAGCCGACCGATACGAGTAAGACCGGAGACACGAACACTGATGTAAACATTACGAATATGTCCAGTATTGCTAATTTAAAACCTGGAGTCTTTGTTTCAGGTACCGATATCCCTGCGGATACCACGATTGTTAGTGTGGGAGCCACGGATTCTATTGTGATTTCTAACGCAGCAACCGGCACAACCTCGACAGTTTCACTAACCTTTCACGATAAAGGCATCCCTCAATCGGGAGGGCAGAGTGCAAACGCTACTCTAACCTCTATCCCTTTAGGAGTTCTTTTCCCCGCGTCGAAAGATGACAACTTCAGAATTATTTTTGCTAACGGGAGTACGACCGCTAACATTGACGTAAACATTGCAGCGTTTGAAATAGGCGGCGGCAATTAACAACCAAAGAAACGTAAATAGGATAAAATATGGAAAAAGGGCATGAAACCCGGCCATTACAGGTGAGATTCTGGGAGAAGGTCAGCAAGACAGCTACTTGCTGGCTCTGGACTGCCTCAAAGAATAAATACGGCTATGGGAAATTTAGCGTACACAGCGCGCCTAGGCTTGCTCACAGAGTAAGTTGGGAAATAGAGAATGGTTCTATCCCCGATGGTTTTCACGCCCTGCATAAGTGCGATAATACCTCTTGCGTTAATCCTGAACACTTATTTTTAGGAACTCACAGCGACAATATGAAGGATATGACAGCCAAAGGTAGGCGCGCAGATAGTAGCCGTAAAGGAGAGCGCTGCCATTTATCCAAACTGACAGAGCAGAAAGTTTTGGCTATAAGAGCTGTAAGAGATATACCGCCAAAGCAATTAGGGGCAATGTTTGGCGTAACTGGCAAAACAGTTATAGACATACAGAGACTCATAACCTGGAAGCACCTTAAGCCATCAACCCCACTAAATACACTCAGGAGCGCATAAAATGAGACCCCAAACTTCAGATACAGTCAGTTCAGCCGCGTCTAGTAACTGGCTTATTCACGACTACACTCGAAATCCATTTGGTGTGACGATGAGAGTGGAGCTCTCAGATACTCCGGTTATGACTTATAAGGTTGAGCATACCTTGGAGCGGGTAAATATTGTTGGCGTCACTCCGACAGCGGATCAGATATTCGATGATGACGTAATTGCCGGACTTACGGCTGCAACGGCACAAAAACTCCAATCCTCTGTACGAGCTTCAAGGCTTACGATCACTGCTTATACTTCGGGAGATGCTGTACTGAAGTTAATTCAACCGGATGCCGCCTAATGGGCCGCTACGTGCATATCAGCACGTTTAACGAATGGGACTCTAATACCATAGATGATATCTCAGGCTTCAAGATAAAGACCTCTGAGGCCGCTATGAGATGGGACGGTATCTTTGCAGAGCCTCGCATGATTGAGTCCAGACAGCCTCAAGACTTCCCTGTGACCGCTCAGACTCAACTAGTCTATGAGCAGGCCAGAAGTGAGCAAGTCGAGGCAGAGGGGGAAATAGCCTTTCCTGATATTGTATGACCACAAGCGGTGTTTATAGTTTAAGTCTGGCCCTAAATGAGATACTTATAGATTCTTATGACAGACTGCAGATTGGTGCCGATGGTGAGACCTTGAGCGGTGATATGTTCGATCGAGGGAAGTTAGCGGCTAATCTGCTGATTAAGGAGTATGAGCAGCAGGGAATTCATCTATGGACCTATACCGAGGGGGCGCTTTTTCTTCAAAAAGGCCAATCAGAGTATGATTTCTCTACTGCTAATCTAGCTAATACCTTTTTCGAGACCACCACAACCGCTGCAGCACTGATTACAGCTACGGCCGTAACT